CAAATTAAAGCATTATCCGTAATTTTCTTTAAATCAATACAATTATCTTGCTTTTTGACTTTAGGCGTTCCCTCTACACCCTCAGTAAAATAAGAGGTTGGCACGTTGAAATAGTCAGCCAAAATCTTAACTGTTTTTAAACTGGGTATAGAGTTTTGGTTTTTCCAACGTGAAATAGTACTTTGAGCAATGCCAGTTTCTTTTGAAACTTGATACATGGAAACACCAGTTTTTCGCATTGCATCGCAGAATTTTTGGTAAAACATGTTTAACCTCCGCAAACTATAAATAAAAATTTATAAAATTTACGAAATGTTTATTGGACTACTTGCGAGAACGCACGTATAATAAAGCCATAAGGTAGTTGCGAAAACGCAAGCAATCTTATAAACAATCGTGTTGTAGCAAGTGGTGAAAGGTGAAATATTTATTACTTGCTATAACGCAAGTATACCATTTAAGAAGGTGGGGTGTAAATGATTAAAACAGTAACAAAAAACATTTTCAACTTAATGGATACTAAAGGCGTTACCGCCTATAAGTTATCTAAAGAAACTGGAATTAGTGAAAGCGTGATATCACGTTGGCGCAGCGGCGAACAATCGCCTAGCATTTCCAGTTTGGTAAAAGTGGCGCATTACTTTCAATGCGGTTTATCTGAATTAATGAAAGGAGAAAAAGCATGAAATTAACATATACAGTTGAAGAGGTTGCCGGCGTGCTGGGTATCTCAAAATCATCTGTATATAACCTAAGAAATAGCGGTGTAATTCACCAATTAACAAAATTACCGGGTGTTTTGTTTTCGGTCAAAGAAATTCAAGAAATAGCCGGATTAGAAACCGAGATAAATGCGGTTAATTACCGGGCATTAAAAGCAGAAAATGAAGCATTGGCCGAAGAAAACGCAAAACTAAAAAACAGTATAAAAAAAATCACCAACAATGTACTGGCGATTACGGGGGAATTTGTCAATGACTAGCATTATGAAAATTGTAGGTTTTGTATTGTTGTTAGGTACGCCGGGATCATTAGAGATTGACGTATTAACATTTTATGAAGCAATGTTGCAAGGCCTATTAGGTGTAACGCTGCTATATAGTGGCATCTATATTGATAAATTAAAAAAGGCCCAATAGTAACGGCAATTACTAAAGGGCAGATGCGAAAAGTGAGATTTTAAAGCATCTTAACCACATCATACACGATGCGCGTTAAGGTGGCAAGGTGAAATATGGATAAAGAAGAAATGTTAGCGTGTTTTGATAAGTTTGACTTAATCCAAGATGCAATAAAAACGGTAGACGAAAACATTTATATGGCTATCACTTTTACTGTTAATTCGTTCGGTGGCGGGTTTAAGTATCACGCATGCGCGATTAGAAAAAAGAAATATGTAAAATTCGCGTTAAAAGGTTTTCCGGATACTTATTTGGAAAACGGAAAAATGATTAATGATCATAACGAAGTATTGGAAATGTTAGAAAGGGAAACCGTAAATGAGTAGCATCTACGAACTAAATAAAGATTATGCGGAACTATCCGCAATGCTGGAAGCAGCGGAAACGCCGGAAGAAATCGAAGCAATTCAAAACACATTAGAAATGCTTAATCTATCAATCGAAGAAAAGATAGAAAACACGGCCAAATACATGATTAATGTTGAAGCTGATATACAAGGCATTAAGGCTGAAATTGATAGATTAAACAAGGTAAAAAAATCAAAAGAAAGCACTATTGAAACATTAAAAAACAATATCGAATATTCGATGAAACAAAAAGGCATTGAAAAATTGGAAGTTGGTACCTTTAAAGCTGGTTACCGCAAAAGCGAAAGTGTTGAAATTATCAACCTTGATGTAATTCCAGCGGACTTTACAAAGGTTGAAATTAAAGCCGATAAAACGGCAATTAAAAAAGCACTTAAAGCCGGCGAAGTGGTAGAGGGTGCAGAAATTAAAGTAAACCAAAATTTCTATATTAAGTAGGCGGTGAAACATGGAATTTAGAACACTAAAAGCAAATGAAATAGATTGCCGTATTCAATCATTAAACGAAAAGAATGGAAACGTAGGCGCAGTAGTGCTGCTATATAAAGATGCACGCGTTGACATGCGACTACTTGATGAAGTTGTAGGTGCATTAAATTGGAAACGGGAACATACGATCATTGGCGATAGATTATATTGCACGGTTTCAATTTATAACAAAGATACAGGTGAATGGGTAGGTAAAAGCGACGTTGGCACCGAAAGCAACACGGAAAAAGAAAAGGGCCAAGCATCGGATAGTTTCAAGCGTGCATGCTTTAACTGGGGTATCGGTAGAGAATTATATTCCGCACCATTCACCTATATAAACCTACAAAACGGCGAATGGACGAAAGGCAAGGACGGACGGCCTAAATCATACGCAAAATTCACGGTTAAAGAAATTGAATATGACGAAAATCGAAATATCAATAAATTAACCATAGTTGATAGTAAAGGAAGCGTGCGATATACAATGGGCGGAAGTGCTGCACCTGTTCAAACAACAAAACCGAAAGAAACGCATGTTAAAGGATACGATGAATTTGTAGCGTTGCAAAAAACTAAAAAAGTACCACCGGCAGAAATTACGAAATACATTGCCGGAACATTTAAAAGGCCAAAACTGGCTTTACTTGATGAGTTTGAAATGGTGGCGGCCCTTGAATGGTTGAAAAAATACGGGGAAGAAGAAAACAAAGGTTTTACCCTATATGACAATGACGAACAAGCATTGATACATGAAGATGCTGGAGATCGCATTTAATGAAATGGGTTACAAAGGGTGTTAACTTAATCAAGTCTATAGGCTGGAACGTATTAATTCCGGCCCCTATAGATGAAACTTTGAGTAAGTTAGACCCTAACATTGAATATATTGTTGAAATCAAACGAAAGGTAAAACGCCGTTCACTAAATGCCAACGCGTATGCATGGGTTTTGTGTGAAAAGATAGCACATGAGCTTTCAAAAAACGCATATATTTCAAAAAATGACGTGTATAAGCGTGTTATTCAAGAAGCTGGCACGTTTACCTATCTACCAATTAAAAACGATGCCACGGGGCGATTTATTGAAATTTGGCACGGCCACGGGTTAGGCTGGTACGCCGAAGAAGTTGGCCCAGCCAAAACAGAAGGTTATACAATCGTTCGCGCCTATCATGGCAGCAGCGTTTATATAGTAGACGAAATGCGGCGTTTGATTGATGCCTTAGTTGATGAGTGCAACCAATTAAACATACCTTTAGAAAATAATGATTATATCAACTCATTAATAAATGAATGGGGGAACAATGAACAAGCGAAAGAAACTTGATAACGTTCTATATGCCCGTACTAGAAAATGGGCGTATGAACGAGATGAGGGCCTATGCGTTTTATGTGGCGCAATGGCTACGGAAGTGCATCATATAGAGTTTAGATCGCACGGCGGCTTATCAAATCTTAACAATCTGGCTTGTCTTTGCCGTGATTGCCATACAAAGGCGCACGGCGTAGATGCCAAGAAAATACGCGAAGTATTAAAAGAAAGGAACAAGGGTATTAAATGGCAGAACGAAGAATGATGTCAAAATCAATCATCAAGTCCGATACATTCTTAGACATGCCGGCAACTACTCAAAATCTATACTTTCATATGCTGCTTGATGCGGACGATGACGGCTTTATAAATGCCCCAAAGTCAATTATGCGAATGATTGGCGCCAAAGATGATGATATGAAAGTACTTGCTGCAAAACAGTTTGTTATACCGTTTGAAAGTGGTGTTGTAGTTATTAAAGATTGGAAAATACACAACTACATTCAGAACGATAGATACAAGCCAAGCACCTTGCCGGAACGTGATTTACTCAATATTCAAAAGGATAAAACGTACACGTTAAAAAGCGATGTATCCAGAATGGATACAGAATGTATACAAACTGTATCCATAGGTAAGGATAGGATAGGTAAGGATAGGTTAGGTAAGGATAGGATAGGTAAGGATAGGATAGGTAAGGTTAGTATAGATACATTATGTCATGTTTCACATGACGATGTGGATAAATCTCACTTTGAAATTATCGAATATCTTAATTTAAAAACCGGTTCAAAATTCAAGCCTACAACTAAACCATATGTACAAGCAATTAGATCACGCTTGAAAGAAGGTTATACGGTTGACGATCTTAAAACCGTGATTGATAAAAAATGCCGTGAGTGGAAAGGTACAAAACTAGAAAAGTACTTAACACCTAAAACGTTATTCGCACCGAGCCATTTTGATACATATCTAAATTCAAACGAAATGGCAGCTATGACGGATACAGAAAAGAAGGTTGCAGAATTAAACGCACTTATTGATGCGGTAGAAAGGGGAACAGATGAAACCGGAAACGTTGAAAGCTACGGGCCAACTATTGATATATGACAAATTCGATAGTGCAAAGGTTAAAATGTACGCCTATATACTGGAAGATATAAACCCGGTAACATTGGCCGAAGCCATTAAGCAATGCATTAATACATGTGAATTCATTCCAGCCGTTGCAACCATTCGCAAGAAAGCGGCGGAAATTTCCGGATATGTCAACGGCAAGGAAGAACGATTGATTGCGCAAGATGCATGGGAAATCGTGCGCAAGAAGGCAAGCCAAGTAGGATATGAAAAAGGCCTTGATGAATTGGAAGGCATTACAAGATTGGCGGCAAAAACTGTATGGCGTTTCTTCGACCCAAGAAATTCCCAAAGCTACAACGAAAGCGCCGCAATGAGCCAGTTTTGTAAAGCGTACGAACAACTGGCAGCGCGTGAACAAAAGAACATGGAAATAGCGGAAAGCATCAAAAATAATGGCCTATTAATGGAAGCACGTAAGCGTGCAGAACTTAACATGCCACGAAATACAGAAATTAAGATGCTAGATAACGGCCATTTGGTTGAGGTTGAAAAATACGAAGCCGTAGACCTTAAAAGTATTGTTGAAAAGGCGGATATTTCAAAAGAGGGGAAAGCGTTAATTATGGGGGTGTTGGAATGAACAAAAAATATAATTTATTCCCAAAATTAATTGAATGTAGGGAATTGTTAGGGTATACACAACCAGACATGGCAGCTATTGCCGGTGTATCACCGGAAACATACAAGAAACACGAACGCGGACTATTTGATTTTAGATTATCCGAAATGCTTGCAATTCAAGAAAACGTTAATGACGAATTACAAACAAATCTAACACTAGATGAATTGTTTAGAATGGAAAAAATCGTTTAAATGCGTTGTATGGGGTTTTTAAGTCGTCAATGATAAATCATAAGGGCGAAATAGTAGAAGGGGCAAATCGAGCAAATTTACCCTATAGAATTAGAAAATAGAAAGGGAATTATATTATGAATAGTGTTCAATTATTGGGAAATCTTGCACGTGATTCAGAAGTACGTTATACGCAATCTGGCCGAGCGGTGGCAACGTTCACAGTAGCGGTCAGCAATACATATATTGATAGTGCTACAAACGAAACAAAAGAACAAACGGCGTTTGTGAATTGCGTTGCATGGGGCAAGTTAGCCGAAGCGGTAGGCAACTACAGAAAAGGAAACCGCCTATTTGTAGATGGCAGAATTCAAACAAGAAGCTACGAAACGCAAGACGGGCAAAAGAAATATGTTACGGAAGTTGTTGCAAGTTTCGTAGGCGTATCCGCTTTAAATGATGCGGCAACAGAAAGCAACTTTGATAATTTTGCAGATGATAAGAGCGATGAAAATGTTCCGTTTTAAGGTTCGATATGAAAATACTAGATGCGTGTTGTGGTTCTAAAATGTTTTGGTTTGATAGAGAACATAAAGAAACGGTTTATATGGATAACCGAACGGAAAATGTAACACTATGCGACGGTAGGAAGTTAATCGTAAAACCGGATATAATTGCAGATTTTAGAGAAATGCCATTTGAAAACGAAACATTTTATTTGGTTGTATTTGATCCGCCGCATTTGGTAAGCGCTGGTGATACGTCATTTCTAAAACTGAAATACGGAAAACTAGGGCCGGACTGGAAAGAGGATATAAAACAGGGCCTTGCGGAATGTTGGCGGGTACTCAAACAAAATGGAACGTTAATTTTTAAGTGGAATGAAGAACAAATAACCTTGCCAAAAGTACGCCCGCTATTGCCAGCTAAACCGATTTTAGGGCAGCGGCGCGGTAAAACAATTTGGTTGGTGTTTTTTAAAGGTGAATGAAAATGAAATCACCATGTAAGGGTTGTGAGTATCGGGTGTTAGGCTGTCATGGCACATGCGAAGCCTACGCAAAATACAGTAGCAATAGAAAAGAAGAAATAGAAACCCGGTATATCCGGGGCGATGTGTATGGGTATGTAAAGGATAGCAACAACCGCATCAAGCGGCGTATAGGTAAATGTTAGGAACGTAGATATGGAGTATATAGAAAACTGGTTTGCGCTGGGTGCTTGTATTTACGGTAGAAAAACGGCAGATGCAGCACTAGCCGCACTAGGGTTAAGGAAAGAAATAAAAAGAAAACCGGCATACCCAGATATTGAAACAAATACATTGATTGCCTTATACAATGACGGTTTAAGCATAAGACAAATTGCTAGCCAATACGGCGTATCGTATACATTTGTTAGAAATCGCCTGTTTGGTGCTGGTTTAAATCTTGAAAGGCGGAAGTGATGAATAACGATTTACTGGAAAGGATAAAAAAGGAATACCAAAACGATTTATTAGAAAGCGCATTAACGGTAGTTATTGACGATGAAATTATAAAACCGGAATTAGCAGAAAGCGGTATAGGTACAGAAGGGTATTACAATTTAAGATACCGAAGAAAAGACAGAAACAAGCGTTCTTGCGCATTTGCTGTATCACTAGATACTTTTTACGGGCGCGGTAATAGTTTAGAAAAGAATGTGTACACGGTTAAAGCAGAAGCGAAACGATTAATGCTAGAAGGGGAATTAGAAAATGACGAATGAACAAAAATGGTTGTTGCAAGAAATGTATAACGAAGGTTATCGCGATATTAAGATTGAAGGCGTTTACGCGTTTTTCGTAAATCCTACATTTATTGAAAACGGCGGTAATTTCAAGATACGCGATCATACCCCAAGAATTCCATGCAAGGTGCTGGGATTAAATCCTAATACCCGTAAATATTATATTGCATCGCTATTGGGTATTGTGGAATGGGAAAGGGTTCCAGTTGATACGCCAGTTATTGTAAAATCATCGTTCGGAAAAGATAAATTTCTTTATTTTGCTAAATACGAAAATGGACTTGTAAAGTGTTTTACGAATGGGCAAACGTCGTGGAGCCGTGAAGATAACCATTATTGGTGCTATCCCAAAAATGATGTGTTATTGGCGGAAAGGGCATTGAATGAGTGTAATTGATATCACTTTAAAGGGCCGCCCAACAACTAAAAAGAATAGCGGGCGCATCGTATTCAAGAATGGAAGGCGCATTATAATTCCGTCGGAAGCATACGAAAATTATGAAGATGCTTGCCTATGGCAATTAGCCGGAAAGAAATTGCATATATCTGGCATCGTGGTTGTTGAGTGTAAATATTATTTGCCTAATAAAAGAAGTTGGCCGGATTTAATCGGCTTACTACAGGCAACTAGCGATATCTTAACCAAAGCCGGCGTGATTGATGATGATAAATGGATTTGTTCATATGGTAATAGCTGCATAGCCGGTATTGATAAAGATAACCCAAGGGCAGAAATACGGATTATGGATAGAAAAAATAAAGTGTTGGAAGCGTTATTGAAATGAGGGGCAATAAATGGAACTACTAAACAGGATTAAACGCATATTTGGATATAAACGATATAATGCGGACGTTATCAAGGTTAAACGATGCATGCCGGGTGTATTATCGCCAAAAGTTGGCAGCGAAGATGCTGCCGGCATGGACTTTTACCAGCCGGAAAGCGTAGTTATAGAACCGCATCAAACGCAATATGCAACGCTGGGCCTAGCGGTAGAAATTCCAAAGGGGTATATGTTGATGCTGGCGCCACGATCTAGCATGAGCAAAACGCCGTTAATTATTCCGAACTCATTCGGCGTGATTGATGCGGACTATAGGGGAGAAATTAAAGCAATTCTACACAATACCAGCGATACGCCATATTTAATCCAAAAGGGCGATAGATTAGTACAGGGTATCCTTGTACCAGTAGGTGCATT